ACAGGCAGTTGCAGCAACGGTTACAGGTTTTAAATCAGAGCAACAAGTAAATAATAATGCTTTAGTAAAAGAAGCTACTGAATTAACAAACGCAAAATTAGAAAGTGAATCATTACTATCAATAGAACAAAAAAGATTTAATGCCGAACAGGTAGAGGATGAATTAGCTAGGTTAGAAGCATTAAAAGAAGTTGATATACTAGAGGCTGAACAGGAATCTTTAAGACTACAAGCCATAGTTGATAATGCAAATGCAGGTACTCAGGCTAAGATAGATGCACAAATAGCTTTAAATCAATTTACAGAGCAATCAGAACAAACTAGTGTTACAAGGGCAAAACAAATAGCAGATGCCAAAATAAAAATTTCAGAAACAGAGGCACAAGCTAAAAAAGATAACTTAGATAAAACTGCTTCAGTATTAGAAAACTTTAGTAACATAGCAGGAAAAGAAACTGCTGCAGGTAAGGCATTCGCAGTTGCAGCTGCTACTATAAATACTTATAGAGGGGTTTCAGATGCTTTAGCTGCTACTACCATAACACCATTTGAAACTGCATTAAAATTTGCAAATGCTGCAGCTATTGGTATTTCAGGAATAGCAAATGTTAAAAAAATACTAAGTGTTAAAACTCCACCTGTATCAGGGGGGTCAGCATCACCATCAGGGAGTCCAACACCTGCACCTTTATCTGTACCACCTGCTTTTAATATAGTAGGAGCAAGTGGAACGAATCAATTAGCATCAGCAATAGGAGAACAATCTCAGCAACCTGTACAGGCATTTGTAGTTTCTAGCGAAGTAACAACTGCACAGGAATTAGATAGAAATATTATTGATGAAGCTACAATAGACTAAAAAGCAAAATTTAAAATTAAATACGTTATATTATTATGAAGATAGTTGAACTTATATTAGACGAGGATCAAGAAGAAAGTGGAATTGAAGCAATATCAATAGTCGAATCACCTGCTATTGAATCTGACTTTGTAGCTTTAAAGAATGAAGAAATAAAGTTAGCAGAAATAAGTAAAGAAAAAAGAATCTTGCTAGGTGCTTTATTAATCCCTAATAAACCAATTTATAGAAATGGTAGTGAGGGTGATTATTATATTTTCTTTTCAAAAGATACTATTTCTAAAGCATCACAAATGTATTTAAGAAACGGATATCAAAACAATTCAACCTTAGAACACTCAAAAGATTTAAAAGGTTTGACATTAGTAGAATCTTGGATTGTAGAAGATGAAGTACAGGACAAGTCTAGAAAGTATGGATTAAATGTACCTGTTGGAACTTGGATGGGTGCAGTAAAAGTAAATAATGAAGAAGTTTGGAATGAATATGTTAGAACAAATAAAGTTAAGGGTTTTTCTATTGAGGGTTATTTTGCAGACAAAATGGAATCACCTAAAGAAGCAGTTAAAGAAGATATGTCAAATGAAATTGATAAACAGACCTTATTAAAAATAAAAGAAATTTTAACTTCTAATTAATGGGCAGAAATACAAAAAACAAAAAAACTTTTATACCATCTAGAACAAGTCCAACAGGAAGTTCTAGGGCTTGTTTATGTTGGGACACAAATAAATATTCTATTGAGTGTTGTGATGGATCTATGCAGGCTCAGGGCATAGGTGTTATAACAAGAACAGATTGAAAATGCAAAAAGTAAATTAATAATCGTTATATAAATAATATGAAATCAACCGAAATGTTAAATCAAATTAAAACGCTTCTAAATATCGAGGTTAAACTTGAAGAAATGAAGTTAGAAAATGGCACAATAGTAAGTGCAGAATCATTTGAAAAGGATAAAGAAATCTTTATAGTAACAGATGATGAAAAGGTAGCAATGCCTGTTGGAGAATATTTACTAGAAGATGGTAGATTAGTTGTAGTTGAAGAAGAAGGTAAAATTGCTGATGTTAGAGAAGTATCAGATGAAGTACCTGCAAAGGAAGAAGAATCAGATGATAAAGAAATTACTGAAGATCTAGCTGAAGAAGAAGAAAAAGAAGAAAAAAAAGAAGAAGAAATGGCAGATGTTGCAGATTGGGAGGGAATGGAGAAAAGAATCCAAAACCTAGAAGATGCGATTGCAGATTTAAAGTCTGACAAAGAAAGCAAAATGCAAGAAGAAGAAATGTCAAATGAAGTACAAGCACCTTTAAAATCGAGAACTGTAAAAGAAGAATTTTCAGAAGAATTACAGGAACAATTATCAGAGCCTGCTTCTAAGCCAATTAAACACAATCCTGAGGGGGAAAGTAAACAAATGAAAAAAGTTGAATTTGGAAAAGGAAAATTTACATCAACATTAGATAGAGTTTTAAATAAATTAAATAAATAAAATAGAATGAGTAATTTAAAAAACGTAGAATTAGCTACAACAACAAACATCACGACAACTTATGCAGGTCAATTTGCAGGTGAATATATCGCTGCAGCTTTATTGAGTGCATCAACTATTGATGATGGTGGAATCACTGTAAAATCTAACATTGCTTTTAAAGAAGTAATTAAAAAATTAGCAACAGATGCAATCGTAACTGCTGCAGGATGTGATTTTAATCCAACATCAACAATTACATTAACTGAAAGAATATTACAACCTACTGAGTTACAAGTGAACTTACAACTTTGTAAATATGACTTCGTAAACGATTGGGAATCTGAGCAAATGGGCTTCGGATTAGGTCAATCTTTACCTCCTAAGTTTTCTGACTTTTTAATAGCACACGTTGCTTCTAAAGTTGCACAGAATACTGAATTTAATATTTGGCAAGGAGATACTGCTGCTGCATCTAAAAATTCATTTGATGGATTTGAGAAATTAATCGCTGCTGCTGTAACTGCTGGAGATATTCCTGCAGGTCAGGCTTTAACATCTGTTGCATTAACTGCTGCTAATATCGTAGAAAAATTATCTGACGTTGTAGAAGCTATTCCTGCTGCATTGTATGGAAAAGAAGATTTATTTGTTTATGTTTCTTCTAAGGCTGCAAAACTTTATGTTCAAGCATTAGGTGGATTTGGAGCAAATGGTCTTGGAGCAAATGGTGTGAATGGAATGGGAACTCAATGGTGGAATAATGGATCATTAACTATCAATGGAGTTAAGATATTTGTATCACCAGGATTATCTGATGACAATATGTATGTTGCACAGAAAAGTAACTTATACTTCGGAACAGGATTACTAAATTCTACACAAGAAGTTAAGGTTTTAGATATGAGCGATTTAGATGCTTCAAACAATGTTAGAATGGTAATGCGTTTTACTTCAGGAGTACAATTTGGAATTGCTTCAGATATCGTATCTTACGCATAATTAATTAATTAATCAATAAAATAGGGTAGGTAGAATTTATCTACTTACCCTTTTTTTTTAAAAAATCATATAAACAATGGCTTGTACATTAACAACAGGTAGAAAAATACCTTGTAAAAGTGCCTTTGGTGGCATAAAAAAAGTATTATTTGCAGACTATGGAACAATAGCTTCTATTGCAGTAGATAGTACAACTAAAGAAGCAACTATCACTGATGGTAGTCCTGCACCAAGTTGGTTTGAATATGATGTAAAAGGAAATTCTAGTTTAGAAACAACCGTAACCTCATCTAGAGAAAACGGAACAACCTTTTATACTCAAACTTTAAACTTGACTTTAACATATTTAGATGCTAAAACTCAGGCAGAATTGCAAACACTTGCAGTTTCTAGACCTTATATTGTAGTTGTAGACTACTACGGAAACAATTTCCTATGTGGATTTGAAAACGGAATGGAATGCACAGGGGGTACTGTAGTTACAGGTGCAGCAGCAGGAGATTTAAGTGGGTTTACTTTAACATTCGAGGGAATGGAAGAAACTGCACCTTATTTCTTAGATGCAGCAGTAACGGCAGATGCAACACAAATTGACCCAACTGCATAATCTTATTATTTAGTTAAAAATTAAGCATCCTTTATTGGGTGCTTTTTTTTTGCTTTAGTAATTTTACAAAACAGATGTTTTTTTTCGTTATATTAATAATGATTATACTAACGACATCAGCAACTGCTCAATCTCTATCAGTAATACCAAGAAGCTATGTATCTACTTTTACATTATCTATAAGGGATGATAGCACTAACGTAGAAAAAACTTATAGTATTACTAATGCAGTAAATTCAGGTAATTACTTAAATTTTAATAATATCTTTGACCCTATATTAGTTGAGAATCATTTTTACGATTTAAAACTTATTAGCAACGGAGAAGTTATTTATAAAGATAGAATTTTCTGTACAGACCAAGATATTGACCAATTAAATAACGATTACTATGATTTAAATTCAAATGAATATTTAGATTATAATGGTTATGATAATACTTATTTAGTAAGATGAAAACAAGATTAAGAAATAATAAAGGGCAGTTTATAAAAAAATCTAAAACATCAGAGTTTGGATTTATTAATTTAAGTACTTACACAAGTCCTGAAGTTAAAGAAGTAAATGGTGCTGATTGGATTGAATATGGTGCTGATAATAATTACTTTCAGTATTTAATTGACAGATACAATGGAAGCCCAACAAATAATGCAGCAATCAATGGAATTAGTCAAGCTATTTATGGAAAAGGCTTAAATGCTACTAATTCAAGTTCTAAGCCAAATGAGTATGCTCAAATGGTTTCTTTGTTTAAAAAAGATGTAGTTAGAAAATTATGCTATGATCTAAAATTGATGGGACAATGTGCTATTCAGATTATTTATTCTAAGGATAGAAAGACTATTGCACAGATAGAACATATGCCTATTGAGACTTTAAGGGCAGAAAAATGTAATGAAGATGGAGAAGTACCTGCATATTATTACTATAAAGACTGGGCAAATATAAAAAGAACAGATATACCTACTAGAATTCCTGCTTTTGGTATGTCTAAAGAAAATATTGAAATATTGTATGTTCAACCATACAAGGCAGGATTTTATTACTACTCACCTGTGGATTACCAAGGTGGACTGCAATACGCAGAGTTGGAAGAAGAAGTGTCAAACTATCATTTGAATAATATACTTAATGGTCTAAGCCCTAGTATGTTAATTAACTTTAACAATGGTACTCCAAACCAACAAGAAAGACAATTAATAGAAAATAAGATTGCTCAGAAATTTAGTGGGACAAGTAATGCAGGAAAATTCATTTTAGCTTTTAATGACAATAAAGAAAGTCAAGCAGAAATAACACCTGTTCAATTATCTGATGCACATAACCAATATCAGTTTCTTTCTGAAGAATCACAATCTAAAATTCAGGTAGCACATAGGGTTGTTTCACCATTTTTATTAGGTATTAAATCTAGTACAGGTTTTTCTAGTAATGCAGATGAAATTAAGACTGCTAGTTTATTAATGGATAATACTGTAATAAGACCTTTTCAGGAACTTTTAATAGATAACTTTGATAGAATACTATCTTACAATGATATTAGCTTAAATCTATACTTTACGACCTTACAACCTTTAGAATTTACTGAAGTAGATAGTTCAATTCAAGATAAAGAAACTATTGAAGAAGAAACAGGGGTTGAGATGGAAAAGTTTAGCTTGAAAAAGATAGATGGCAAACAGGCTTATGAAACCAAAGAAGAAGCAGAAAAGGTAGCAGATGAAATGGGTTGTGGTGGATATCACGAACACGATGTAGAGGGTGTTACTTATTATATGCCTTGCGTAAGTCACGAAGAACTTAAAGCACCTTGTTGGGATGGATATGAGCAAAGGGGTATGAAAACTAAGAATGGAAAGAAAGTACCTAATTGTGTTAAGCTAGAAGAAGTTACTTTAGAATCTTTTGGAGAAGATGAAGATTTATCTGAATGGGAATTAATTGATGAAAGAAAAGTTGATTATGAAGCAGAAGATGCTTTGGATTATCAGATAGATCAACTAAACACAAAAGGAAAAAGTTTACTTTCTAAACTATGGGAATTTGTATCAACAGGAACTGCTAGACCAAATGCAAAAAGTAGTCAAGATGAAATAGTAGAGGGTACTCAATTTAAAGTTCGTTATCAATATGCACCTTTAAAAGATACTATTAAGGATGGTAAAAATGTTACTAGAGATTTTTGTCAGAAAATGGTAGCAGCTAAAAAAATATATCGAAAAGAAGATATTGAAATGATGAGTAAACAGGCAGTTAATGCAGGATGGGGACCACGAGGTGCTGATACATATTCCATTTGGTTATACAAAGGCGGAGGGAATTGCCATCATTATTTTGTTCGTAAGACTTATATGAAGAAAGGAAAAGGAAGTATTGATATTAATAGTCCATTAGCACCTAAAATTAGTGTTGCTGAAGCTAAAAGAAAAGGATTTAGACCTGAGAAAAATAAC